AAGGTATAGGGCTCGTCCTGCTCATCTGGTTTCATTGCTTCTACGCACTCCCTGAACGCTGTGATACTTTTGCTCTTTGCAGCAATTACAAGAGCATCGTACACCACAGGGTCCAGAGAGCTGCGAAAGTCCTCGATTAAGCTGATAGACAGCTGTTTCGCTATCTTGTCAGTCGAGAACCGCGGTGTTGCTTTTCTCTGGTTTTCCATTTGGTTCCTTACGAGTTTTCATGAGGGACCTACCAACGACAAACGTACCTTGCGGTACGTCACGCTGCTGACAGCTCTGAACTCTAGGTCGTCGACCCAGCAGTCCAGAAGTTATCAGCATCCGTATCGAACAACATCTGCGCGAGCATCTTATTCAGATCAAGCGCAGCTGCTGCCGATAGCTCCGGGTGGACTTCGCGTTCAACACGAATTACGTTGTTCACGATGACTCCGGTGGCCAGGATAAGAGGAACGTTATAAGACACGCTCTTCGAATCCCGCGAATACGTTCCATCCGAGCTGATCCGCGGCGCGCGAAACTTCCATGTGCTAGATTGACGCACACGGTAGTCAGCGGTCGCAGGGACAACAAGGTGGACACCGTTGGGTATTGTGGTACCAGTATCGGCAAACACAATGGCAGTACCAGCCGACGCAGCTACTGTAGCGCCGGTAAGGAGGGACATGTTTTTCAGGCCCACGATCTTCTTTCGTTATTTCAACGACCTCAACCTCTGGAGTATTAATTCCAGAGAATCGATTTGCTGAAAGGTTCCCAACGGACGAGTTGTCAGTTGGGGTAGTGCTGGCTGTGGTAAACCAACTCGTCGAGACGTACTCAGGTTCATGGATTTACATGAGCCGCCTCCCGATGTGTACAGCGTAGGGGGTGGATTATTGATTTGGTTGTACGTACCAGTGCAAAGATTCTCACTGATTTGTGCAACTTTAGTCGTAACCCAATTCCCCTGCAGTGTCACATACGGATTTGGAAGGCTAGCATTTAGCCAGTCTCCCACACCGACGAACCAATCAACCACAAACGAGTAGGGGATCAACTCCCAAGCAGTAAGTACCAATCCACGCAGGTCTAAACCTGTATAGTGCGATGCTTGCTGACGAAGGAGAGCGTCATTTAGTTTATAAATGACGCCAGCTGAGACTTTAACATCCCAGCTGTGTTTCCACTCGAAGTTCCCGTGACATTGGGAACTTTTCACCCCACTGCCCTTGTAACTGTAACTTAGGCTTTGAGATGATCGTTTCACTAGTAACGGCGGTTGCCTTTGATAACCCATGACCCTGTTATAGGCTTTGGTTATGCCTTCAATGTCGTGCATGAGTGGAGTCCACCCATAACGATAC